TGTGTCATAGCTACAGCAAAGTCTTCAATTTCAGCAGTAGTTGTAATGGCAGCAAAAGTAAAGGCATTTGAAACTTGTGTCATGGATTCCATCATTTCGGCAGGAGTTTCCATGGCCATACCCAAACCTTCAGAAGTACGGGCTAAGTATCGAATAGCTGTGTCCAAATCAATAGTAGCAGCTGTAGCAAATTGTTCAACAGTGGGCAATATGTTTATTTGTTGTGCTGCTGTATAACCAGCTTGACCTAAAGCAAAATAACCTTCAGCTAATTCAGTAGCAGAAAACAACGAACTCTTGGACATTTGTATAGCTGTATATTCCATTGCCTTTCGCATTTCAGCATTCATGCCAACTGTAACTGCTGCTGCTCTGATTATGGCATCATTAAATGTAGAAAAGGATTTTACAGCAGCTTTAGCTAATCTATACAAAGGATATGTAAGACCAGCAGTCATATAAAGACCCATACGTTGCGTGGCTTGGCTAAACTGTCGCATCGTCGTTTGTGATGTTTTTAAGGCACCATCAAATTTGGATGTGTCTAACTTCAAATGTGCTATGACACTACCGACGTTCAAATCCATAGTTATTTATTCCTTTTCTTCTTTCTTGACAAGCCAGTCAAACCAAAGAAAAACTGTTTCATTTTATGTGCTCTGGTCTGTACATCTTCCGAAGGCTTTTCTTCTGCTTTCCCACTGGTGAATTTTATTATAAAATCCTTCAGTGTAACAGTCTTGCCTTTTGGCAAATTTGGCCTTCGTACTTCAGCAGCTATTTGTGCTAAGTAAAAACAAGTCTTATCAAAAGCATTTATATCCCAATCTAAATACTGCATCCAAAGAACAAATTGTGAAACTGATGTTTCCATCTTAACTCTGTCCAATGACATATGTAAATGCGAGGCGAGGCGTAGCCATCCTAACTCCTCACCTTTCAGGAGTTTTTTGCTTCTGCTTCCTGCTTTTTACGACCCTCCTCATTCAAGCCACTTAAATCTTGAGCAGCATTGAACAATTTGGTTAACATAGTCGAAGGCCATCCCTGTTTATCCTCAGTTCCATCCATTACTTTGGCTGGAACCAACTTGTTGTCACTGTCATAGATACACAATTCCAACAAAGTCGATTCCAAACCAGCATAATCCTTGAAGGATGACACTTCACCTTTGTTATTCAAAACAATACGGCCACCCATCTTGTTAAGATACTTACCTTTTTGACGACCATCCAGTTCACGCATCGTGTATATAACACCATCAATCGTTACCAGAACCTCTTTTAATGTCGTTTCAAATACTAATTCGTTACTCATTTTGTTTGTCCTTTCTTTTTAGCCCTTATTTACTTCCGAACGATATTATTAACTTCTTAAATAGAGCCTCCAACGCTTTACTGGGGCTATGGTATCCTATCGGGCTATATTCCGAGCCCTCTACCTTAAAAACCCGCCACAAGGCGTTTAAGCAGCATACACTGGTGCAGTTTCAACACCTGCATCAGTCTGGTTACTACAAATGATAGTACCCGTAGCAGTAGGCATAGCACCTTCCACACATTCACCCGGTGTAAAGTTGTTAAGCCAACCATAAAATGCCAAAGTTGACTCATCGGAGAATGTAACCGTTACCAAACCATTGACACCTATGATGTCAAGTATCTGGTCATAAATACCGGGGTCATACTGGAATGTACAACTGCCATCAGTTAGGGTTTTCAATTGCTTGGGTTGTTTAGTTCTCCAAGTCGCATTCCTCATTGTAGTGGTATCATTCTCACCACCACTGTCAATGCCGGGAGGGGTTACTGTAGTTTCTTTCAACAGTAGTGTTACACCCGAACCCAACGCATCAAAGGTAATTAATGTTTGATGTCCATCTGTCAAATAAGCCATTTTCTATTCCTTTCAAAATTAAAGTTCTTCTAATGTTATATTACAATTTAATCTAAACATATATCTTCTTTTTGTTCCCGGTTCCATTCCAAGAGATAAGATGCCTGAATTTTTAGTTACAGCACCTAACTGATATGAATTAGAACCAACAACCACAGTAATATTCTGTACTGCACAAAAATCAGTTAATATACTCTTTGCTTTCAACCATCCTGTTTCATAATTACTTGCTCGAACAACAACTGAAATAGCATAATGTTTAATGTTCTCACCTGTTGACATCAATCTACCATCAATTACGTCTTGATTATCAACTACAAGTCCAGCATTATTATCATTGTCTGGCAATGATGTGGCATATAAAGGCCAATCATCACTATCACTTGGCAAAGTAAACAGTTCTTGAGCAACTAAATACTTTCGCATAATCAAACAAGATGTATCAGTTAAATTAGCCATCAATTCGTAATAGTTAAATGTTTCAATGTACTATCAAAATTTAATGTAAATAAATAACGTCGTTTTGTTGTCCCCAATTCTTGTCCTAATGAAATAATACCAGACATATTTGAAAGACAAATAATCTTATAAATTTCTAAATCAACACCAAGTGTTATTACTTCATTTCTCACGGTTTCTAACAAAGCCATGATGGCTTTTATCTTTGCTTTACCTGTCTCATAATCACTCGCTCTAAGAATTATCTGTAAACCATAATGTATATTTGGAAAAGTATTAGAAACCCTCGCATCAACTATTGGAGTTGTATCAAAAATAGTACAGGAATCATCAGCAACATCTGGTAATCCTGATTTGTATATTGGCCAACTATCTTCTAAACTTGGTAAAGAAACAATAGTTTCGGCGATTAAATATCCACCTACTATACAGCAAGGTGAAGCAGCTAATACATCAGTGTAACCAAAAACCGCATCCGATGTTTCCGGCCAAAAATGTTCGGGCCAAAAGTTAGCAGGCCATGAATAATTTGGAAACGCTCCAATTACCATATTAGTCTAAATCCAAAATCATTGTTGTTCTATTGCCGCTTGCATCCACGGTTGCTTCTATTACGTTTTTAGTATCACCAGTGTTGCGGAATTTAATGCTCGTAGTTCCACCGCCAGAAGCTTTGCCAAGATTCGTTGCCACCATGCCTCGCATTGCTTTAACAAAGGTGATTGAGCCTTCTATGGTGGCGGCCATTATTTGTGCAACTGTAATATCATTAAGTGCCGCAAAGTAAGCGGCCATCTCAGTGTTCGTTGCTGGGTCATAAGTATTCAAAGCAGTTGTTATATCACTTGAGCTTATATCATTGAGCCCATTAACCAAAGCATTGGTTGTCGTGTGTAAAGCAGAAGCTGTCCCAGCGGCATCAGGTGTAACAGTATTAAATCCTGTGGCCATCGCATCACCGTCAAGACCAGCGACGTCTATTGCTATGGTATCAGCAACAGTATCAAGCGTAGTAATTAATAAATTAGTTGCTGTATGTAAAGTTGAAGCAGTTCCAGCAACATCGGGCACAACTAAACCACCAATTAAACCGTCAGTTGTAGCATGTAATCCTGCTGCGGTTCCTGCTACGTCTGGTGTGACTGTATTAAATCCTGTAGCTTTATAGCTATCTTTATCGTTAGTTATTGCCGAGAGTGATGTAATAGCTCCGTTAGTCCCTACCATTACATCACCATTTAATCCGGTGACATCTGCGAGAATCTCTGTAACGTTTGCAGCTATCAAAGAAATGTTTGCTAACGTAACAATGACTTTATCAATCGTAAGATAATGTGCTGTGATTCCGGCATGCGAAGAGTGTAAGAATTTAACTGCCATCGCTCCGGTAGCTGGATTTATGTGGCCGTGTCCCATTTGAAACGAATAGTAGCTGACCTCTGTTCCGATACCAATCGTTCCTATTTCTTCGAAAACACTGTCGATATAATTATATGCAAGCACTCGTATATAGTGACCTGCACCACCAGAATAAAATCCCCAGAAGTTTACCGATACAGGATTCATCCCAACAGCAGAAGTAAAAGTAGCATCAACTTCAAGCTTCGTAGTGGTAGCAATTTCTCCTGCGGTAAAATAAACACCATCTACAATATTAACATTAGACGATGTTCCAAAATCTGTATCACCAACAGTTATAACGCACGTAGTTATTTGATATGTTTCAGATGGACTCGCACCAACTCCTGTAGTCCAAGCTCTGTCACCCCGTACTCGTAAAGCATATAAAGATTCTCGCTCTGCATTAAAACTCGCACCATCATTATCATCTACAATTCTGGTTAGCATTCCGCCAAGAGTTGCTGCCGCTCCATCAAGAGCAACCGGAACACCAACTTTATCTTCAATCGTCTTTAAGGTATTCGGTTGCCAAACTGTTCCAGACCAATAACCATATTCTTGAAATACAGCAGGGTCAGTATCAGCAGGACTTGCAGCAGCTTGTTGGTGTGTTACGAGATAATAATATCCAGCACCAATATCTGTATCCATCGTGCCAACGAAAAAGCCACCGGTTTTATCTGTTAGAGCAATGTCATAATCCGCAGCAGTTCTTGCTCCAGTCCCCCATACTTCAAAAACGTTTCCTGCTACATACCAAACGTCACCATCAATTTCTCTTACGACTGTATAACACGTAGTGGCACCGGGGTCAAAAGCGCGAATCTCATTCGCAGCTTGACACAAAGAACAAACCAACAATATTAAAAGTGATGCAAATCGTTTCATGTTAAAACTCCTGTATCATTATTAACTGACCGCCGCCGGCAGGCGGGGCAACCGAAACATGTTCATGCGCTCCAATATCCCACGTCGCACCTTGTGGCCGGGCAGTATCTATAATATCATCATCTTCGTTGAAAACATCGGCAAGGCCATCGTCTAACAGGTTCGCCGCCGTTGCCAGCAGTGAGAAATCGCTGCCGGGAGTGGTAAAATCCAAAGACCAGTCATCTGCTCCGTTAGTGGGAAATGCGTGGTAATTGGCACAATCGCCTGAATGGTCGTCGTCTGAAACGATATAGTCCATTGTAATCGTGCCATTGAAATCATTAGTGTTCTTGCCGACAGCACAATTCTTGACTGTTACAGCCCCTGCGGTTCTGTTAACTCCATAATAATTGCCGTACAGCGTACAGTTGTAAATGTTTGCGGTAAGACCTGAAAACCAGATAGCGGCAAATCCACTATCCCCGCCGCTTTTAAATCCGTAGATTGTGCAATTGTATATATCTACAATAGTCTGTGCATCAACGCCATAGATGCCCATTGAGTGACCTGTGCCTGCGGAAATACCTTTTATAATACAACTATCAATAATGATGTGATTTGTTGCTCCAATATTATTGATAAATATAGCGTCGCTTATCCCTGTTGTTGTCGTGGCCTGTATCTGTAGTTTTCGTACTATTACAAATTCTTCATATATCTCCAAAGAGTTATCGTTAGTCAGGGCAAGTACATATTTGGTGGCGTCGAAAATGCCGTCAGCAGGAAAATCGGCACCTATAATTTCAATGTAGCTCGTTGCACTGGTTGTCCACCCGGATATTGTAGCTTGTGTCGTGTCCTGCGTGCCACTTGACGAGCGGCAATAAACAGTCATGTAGTTACCTGCACCGGCGAGGTTGGTAGCTTCTCCTGCATTAAAAGCAATGAGAGACAGATAAGCGTCATTCCAGCTTGTCCCATCGTGAGTTGGGCCTGGTGCGTCAGGATCAACATATCTAATAATCTGAGCCGCCTGACAGACCGAACACAAACACAATATTAGTAATAGTTTTTTAATCCACATCTGCTATTAGGTATCCCATTATGCTAAATTTGACCCAACCGGGGTCGTCTGTGTCGTCGAAGTCCAAGAGGATCAGCGAACCAGCCGTTATTGTACCTGCTGTTATCGTTAAATCCTCATACGAGAAATTAGCCACTTCGTCGGTAGCTATTTCTATTGCATTAACTGTTGCGTTGTTGTCCCAGTCAGAGTCTACAGTCTCAACATTAAGTGTCGTGTCATCCGTGTCAGCCCACATCCTTATCTTAGTAATAATAAGTGTCATGCCAGTATTATTTTCGTAGATAATAAGGGCGTCACGGGTTGCATCGGCAAAGTCGTTAGGTTTTATAACCGTCGCTTGAATTGGCTTGATTGCCTGGCCCAAACACACCTGTACCGCCCCGGCTCCAGCCATGACTGTGCGAAGAACAACATCGTTAGGTTCATTGGCTCCGTCGGTATCAATAGAGAGTTCACCTTGAGCATCGACATCAGGGTCAGTGGCAGCTACCGGCATAACAGCCTCGGTTACAATTCTGGTAACATCTGCCAACTGGCCTTCGAGTTCGTCAAGGGAGTCTATCTCTGCTGTGGTGTCTGCTCCTGTGATTGCAATGAGTCCCGTATAGCCGGAAACGTCAGCCTGTAGGCCACCCCGTTCATGCTCAATAGTTCCCGCTCCGAAGAAAGCGGTTGCAGAGTCGCCGGTAGTAGCAACCGTATTGTCCCCTGTGTTTGCCCCTGAGACACTAACTGCACCTGCACCGATGGTCACAACGGAGTTATTAGCCGCGTCGGCTGTAAGCGTTAGAGTACCCGTGTTCACAGTCAAGGCCGTAGTGAGTGTCGCATTTGTTACCGTATCTGCATTACCTGTTAATGCCCCTACGAAGCCTGTTGCCGTTATTTTTCCCGTTGAAGGCGTGTAATACGTAGTTCCGTCCGATTCTAAACCGAGATTTCCACCGTCAAGGTCTCCTCCGGCAACAAACACTATCGGGTTGTTCTCTACTTCACTTTCATTGTCCGTTATGGTAACAGTGGTGGCATTAGTCATTGTTTCCAATTTATCGTAGATAGCATTCATAGACGGGGCGTTCACATCTCCGTTCCATCCTGCTCCGTAGACCACATCATTGCCATCGACAAAACCATCTCCACTCACATCATAAACGGCCTTAGTCATATCCCCACTACCGCCACCCAACTGAGCCAGTGTTTTTGTTCCTGTAATAGCGTCCGTAAATGTTAAGTTATTAGAGACATCTGTGTCAATGTAAGAATTAGCAGAATCAATTTTTACGCGAGCAAATTCAGGTGAATCAGTCGTTCCAAGACCCAGAGTTGTTTGGGCTGTCCCTTGGTTTACATCATCAAGGAAAGTCCGAACGAATCCTGATATGTATGGAAGTATAGAACTGCCTGCACCCATACTTAGAATCGCAGTAGCAAATAAACAAACCAATAAAAAATATATAAGATAAACACGTTTCATTTTCAATCCATTCTTAAATCTTAGTTTTCATTACTTCATTACGAATCGTTTTCAACACTGTAAGATGTTCGTCTTTAAGTGGTTTTTCCAAAAACTTATACTGTTCATCAGGTTTACGATTAAACATACCACCTGCTGCTGTGCCAAGTGGTGTTCCTTTAGCTGCTAATATTTCAGCAGCATGTTTAATATTAAATTCCCTACCGTGTGCATGTGGCGGGCCATACTTACTCCACGCATTTGGAATTTCATGCACCCAAGCACCATATTCCACACCTTCATATCCTATTTCAATATGTGTTGCTGTTTTCTTCCTGACCAACCAAGATGCTTTCAAATGTCCTATTTGAAACGGAACTATTTTGACGCTTTCTCGCATTATGTGGTGTCCGGCTAAAAGTAAACCATTAGTAACATTCTTCCCAATGTTCTTTTTGGTTCTTTGCAAGTTTTTTACAAGAGCACCTATGCCTTTGACTTCCATTACTACATTCATAAGTATGCCCTTATCAAAGTTTCTACATTATCAATATCAGGATTTTTATCCACCCGTTTTATTTCAAATGCTCCTTCATTATCCTTGGGGACATCTTCATCTTCTACATCAACTAACTCAC